TGGATGAAAAGAACATCTACAGATTCGGCATGGGCTTCAATAGTGCGCAGCTGGGCGATGGCAACATCACCAACATTGTCATCAAGAGCAGATATGCCCTGCTTGACCTGAAGTGCAACAAGCTGGAAATCCGGCTGAAGCAGTTCATGCGCAAGCTGCTGAAGATCGTGCTGGCTGAAATCAATGATGAAAACGGCACGGACTATCAGCAGAAGGATGTGTACTTTGACTTCCAGCGTGAAGTGATGACCAATGCTGCTGACAATGCGGCCATCGAATTCCAGGATGCCCAGAAGCAGCAGGTGCAGATCAACACGCTTCTGAGCCTGGCCACCAAGCTGGACAATGAGACGCTGATGCAGAATATCTGCGATGTGCTTGATATCGACTATAACGAAATCAAGGACAAGCTGCCTGCGCCGGATGAAGGGGATGACCCGTATCAGGCCAAGGCATTGCTGAACACCCTGCCCACGCAGCCGGATGACGGTGGTGACGTGATTGAATAAGCGGGAAAAGGAAGTCTTTGGAGAACTGCTTGACCGGGAAGACCTGGTACTGAAAGACCTTGAACGGCAGTATAAAAGGGCGCTGCGGGACATCGATGACAGAATCAAGCTTCTGCAAAGCGATGAAATGACGCAGAGCAGAATCTACCAAGTGGGTTATCAGAAGATGCTCAAGGAACAGGTGGAAGCCATCCTGGAGAAGCTGCATGGCGATGAGAACAGCACCATTCAGAAATACCTGGATGACAGCTACACAGATGCTTATGTGGGCACCATGTACGCCATGAGCGGCAAGGGTGTTCACGTCATCACCCCGATTGATCGGAATGCAGCACACAAGGCGATTATCACGGACAGCGAACTGAGCACCAATCTGTATGGTGCGCTGGGCTATGACATGGGCAAACTGAAGAAACACATCCGTGAGGAAATCACCAGGGGCATTGCCACTTCACTGCCCTATGATCAGATTGCCAGGAACATCAGCAACTACACCACCCTGCCCCTATCCAATGCCAAGCGGATTGTGCGGACAGAGGGTCACAGGATTCAGCAAACTTCTGCTGACGATGCCAGGAATGTGGCTAAATCGAAGGGTGCGGATGTTGTCAAACAGTGGGACGCTTCGCTTGATGGAGCCACACGGCCCCTGCACAGACAGCTTGACGGACAGATTCGTGAGGTGGATGAACCCTTTGAAGCTGGCGGCAAGAAAGTCATGTATCCCGGCAAGTTCGGCACACCGGATCAGGACTGCAACTGCCGATGCGTGGCCTTGACCAGGGCACGGTGGGCGCTGGATGAAAAGGAACTGGAAATCCTTCAGGAACGTGCAAAGGTCTTCGGACTTGACAAGACAGCTGACTTCAATGACTACAAAAACAAGTACCTGAAAGCGGCGAAAACCATTGAAAATACTGGAAAAAGTGGTATAATAAAGACAGTAGAAGTCCCAAAGAGTTTGGGCGCTGCATCCAAGAAATATCCCGTCAAGCTTCCTGACAGCAGACAGCACACCAAGCTTGCTGAAGGCCAGGAAGTCATCGGCAAGACCTTTGCTGGCAAGGGAACTGATACGGCTATCCGTGAAAGATTCCGTCTTGAAAGTGATTACAAGATTCCTGAAAGCGAATGGGAGAAGGTCAGCGGCGTGGGTTATGTGGTCATCGGCGGCAAGAAACGCAAGGCTGAACTGCATTGGTATCAAGCGCAAGACGAAATCTTTGAAATGAAGGTAAAGAGGTATCTGGATGAAGATTAAGTATCTGCGAAAATCGAATGTCTCTCTGACAAAGGGAAAGGTCTATGATGTCATTTCCGTTGAGGAAGGATGTTACAGAATCGTGGATGACACCGATGATGATTACCTTTTCCCGCCTGAAGATTTTGAAATCGTTGAGAAGTAAAGCATCGTTCACATGTTGAATGGTGCTTTTTTCATGCCTGAAAGGTTGTGATGCCATTGCTTGCATGAATGCAGGATCAACTAAATACCAGACAGCCCATCAAAGGCTGTCTTTTTTATGCCGTAAAACAGAAAGGAGATTCAATATGATCGATTGGAAGACCAAGCTGACTTCCCGCAAGCTGTGGGTGGCCGTGACGGAATTTGTATCCATGCTGATGGTGGCCTTCGGCTATGCGCAGGACACCGTGACCCAGGTGGCGGCGCTGATCATGGCTGGCGCTGGCCTGATTGCCTACGTTGTGGCTGAAGGACTGGTGGATGCCAAGGCTGCTGAACCCTATACCCCGCCCATGTATGAGGATGTGGAATAAAGATCCATACCATATGCACGAAGGGACTGAATAAAGATGGCAACTGCCAAAGGGAAAATCATTGCTGATTATGCGATCAGCAAGCTTGGATGTGCCTATATCTATGGAGGGTACGGCGAAAAGCTTTGCAGACCTGCATTCAGGCGAGAACGAGCCAGCGCCTACCCTGCGCAGAAGAACAACATCTACAACAATTGCCCAGTTCTGAGCGGCAAGAAAAGCGCCTGTGACGGCTGCAAGTACGATGGCAAACAGGCATATGACTGTGCCCAGCTTACCCGATACGCATGCAAAGCTGCCGGACAGGAACTGGTCAGCGGCGCAAACAGCCAATGGCGAAAGGTCGCATGGGACAAGAAGGGCACCATTGACACCCTGCCGGATGTTCCGGGTGTGATTCTTTACCATGTCAATACCAGCGGCACCATGACCCACACGGGTGTATATATCGGTGATGGCTATGCTGTGGAAGCCAGGGCTGCGAAGTATGGCGTGGTCAAGACGGCTGTGAAAGATCGTTCCTGGACGCACTGGGCGGCACTCCCTGGCGTTTTAACGGGCGAGGTAGTGCAATCCCCTACCACACCTGAAAAAGCGCCTGAGAAGGTCACGCAGACGAAAACAGACACAACTGAAGCGGGGGTGATTCAGATGAACACCCTGCGAAACGGAAGCAAAGGCACACAGGTGAAGGTGCTCCAGTTCCTGCTGAATGAATTTGGATATGACTGCGGTGAAGCGGACGGCATCTTTGGCAAAAAGACCACAGCAGCCGTCAAGGAATACCAGAAGGCCAAGGGCCTGACGGTAGACGGCATCTGCGGAAAGAACACCTGGAAAAAAATCCTGGCATAAGAGGGACACCAGACGTGGTGCCCCTTTTTGCATATCTGCGTCTTTCGTGCCAGACGGTAAAGAAGCACACGACACCAAACCAGTACGAACTGGGAAAAAACGTATACACAGAAAGGGATAATCAACATGGCAACCATCAACGAGATTCTCACGGCCAGGGGCCTTGACGATACCACCATCACCAGCATCCTGGATGACCTGAAGGCAAACAAGCTGTTCTTCACATCTGAAGAAAACATGGACATCCGATATCCCAAGCTGAAGACCCAGCACGAAGGCGTGAGCAAGCAGCTGCAAGAAGCGCTTGCCACCATCGAAACGCTGAAGAAATCCACCAAGGGCCAGGAAGAAGCCCAGAAGCAGATTGCGGAGCATGAAGCCCGTGAACAGGCGCTTCTGGCCGAACTGGAAAAAACGAAGGTGCTTTCTGAAGCCAAGTTTGCACTGAAGGATGCAGGTGCGCTGGATGTGGACTATCTGCTGTTCAAGCTTCAGGAGAAGGGCGAACTGACCCTGGGCGAAGATGGCAAGCTGAAGGACTGGGAAGACAAACTGGCTGGACTGAAGACCCAGCTGCCGACTCAGTTTGAAAACAAGAATGGCAAAAAGAACATTCTTGAAAACAAGCTGCCTGAAGATGGGAATCCCGGTGACAAGACGGTCACCAAGGAAGAATTCAACAAGATGGGTTATAACAGCCGGGTGGCACTGCGCAAGGAAAACCCGGAACTGTATAACCAGATGATGAAAGGATGAATGAATAATGGCTGAACTGACTAATGTTACTACCCTGGTCAATGGCGATGTGTTTGACCCGCAGGTTGTTTCCGATATGATCAATGCCAAGGTGGCCAAGAAGGCCGTCATGACTGGCTATATCAAGGTGGACAACACCCTTTCCGGTGTGCCGGGTTCCACGGTCACTGTTCCCCGCTGGGGCTACATCGGTGAAG